CCCCAGGTGCTGACCCGTACCGCTACCGGAGACCAAGGCCGAGGCGGGCGCGGCATTCTCACATTCACACCGGAGAACGGGCGCACTGAGCTTGTCGTGCAATTCATGGACAAGCCAGCGGGCGGCCAGTACATGCAGCGCGCAACATGGGACGATGCGCCGCACATCACCGAGGCAACAAAGCAAGACCTGCTGTCATCCTATCCAGAGTGGCAGCGCGACATGCGCACCAAGGGCTTACCACTGTTGGGCGCCGGCTTGATCTTTGACATCGGTGATGACCAGATCAAGTGTGAGCCTTTCGAGTGTCCGCAGCATTGGTGGGTAGTCAACGGCCTAGACTTCGGGTGGGATCACCCACAGGCCCATGTGCAGTTGTGGATTGACCGCGACACCGATACCTATTATCTGGCGCACGCATGGAAGCAAAGCAAAGTTTCACCAGCCGTTGCATGGTCATCTGTTCGAGAGTGGGCGCAAGGCGTACCGACGGCGTGGCCACATGACGGACTGCAAACCGAGAAAGGCAGCGGCGAACAGCAGCGCAACTATTACCATCAGGCTGGCTGGCAGATGATGCCCGAACATGCGACATGGCCAAGCGGTGGCAATGGTGTGGAGGCGGGACTGGTTGAGCTGTACAATCGCATGGAGACCGGCAAATTCAAGGTCTTTAAGCACCTTGCGCCGTGGTTTGAAGAAAAGATGAACTACCACCGGGACGAAAGCGGCCACATCGTCAAGGTCGCTGACGACTTATTGAGCGCCACGCGCTATGCTTACATGATGGCACGCTATGCTAAACAACGGCATGAGTGCGTAAAACCAACTGCGACAGCGGTGCATATCCCGCGCCCCATTACGCCTAAGAGGCTCCGATAGATGGACAAAACCGCGAAGCTTGAAGAGATTAAAGACCGCCAAGACCGCGCATGGTCGACCACTCAGGACGTGCGCGAACGGTCAGCGGATGACCTGATGTTTGCCCGCGTGACCCAGTGGGACGATTCCCTCGACTGGTGCAACCTTGAGTACCGCGGCGAATTCAACCTGATTTGGAAGGAACGCCAGCGCCTGCTGTCTGAGATGCGCGCGAACGAGATCAGCCCGAACTTTAAGCCGCAGGATGGCGCAGACCCTGACGCCGCCGACATTCTGAATGGCATGTTCCGTACCGACATGCGCAACAACATGAGCAAGGAAGCGGTAGACGTAGCGGTCGGGGATATGATCGATGCTGGCTTCGGCGCATGGCGGCTAGTGACCGAGTACGCCAACTCCGATAACGACCTGGACAACCGCCAGGTAATTCGCCGCGTACCGATCCACGAAGCAAACAACATGGTTTTCTTCGACTCCGGCGCTAAGCGCATGGACAAGTCAGATGCCATGTGGTGCAGCGTGCTGACTCAGCTTGACGAAGACTCGTTTAAGAATCTGGCAGAGGAATACGGGTTCGATGCTGACTGCCCGTCGAATTTCTCAAGCCCTGCCAAGTCTTACGTGTTCCCATGGCGCACGAACGCCAACAAGTATGTGATCGGCGAGTACTACGAGCGCGTCAAGAAGTCCGAGCGCATCGTTATCATGGAGCACCCGGCATTGGGTACGCAGGTGTTCAAGCGCTCTGAGATCAAAGACGTATTGGATGACATGCTGGCGCAGGGTTGGGCGACTATCGGCCAGAAGAAGCGCGAATATTACTGCGTGGATAAGTATCTGGTCAGTGGTGAGCGCATCTTGTACGGCCCGGAGCGTATCGCTGGCGAGCATATCCCGATTGTCCCGCTGTACGGCAACTGGTACTTCGTGGAGGGCACAGAGGTGTGGTCAGGTATCACTCGCTTGGCCAAAGACCCGCAGCGCCTGTACAACATGCAGATGTCATACCTCGCCGACATTGCAGCTAAAGGCCCGCGCCGCAAGCCGATCTTTACGCCTAAGCAGGTGCAAGGGCTTGGCCACATGTGGGAGAGCCAGAACAATTACCCGTATTACCTGCTGAATGATACCGACTCGGCTGGCAATCCACTTGCACCCGGCCCGCTTGGCTATATCGAGCCGGAGAACGTGCCAGAAGCCACCGCCGCGCTCATTCAGGCTACACGCCAGAACGTGGAGGATGTGACCAGCCCAGGTATGCCGCAGGACGTGCTAGACCCATCAGCGAGCGGCAAGGCAATCATGGCCGTACAGTCGCGCATCGACAATCAGTCGTTTGTGTATCTGGATAACCTAGCTACAGCCCTGCGCCGTGACGGTGAGATCTATGCCAGCATGGCCCGCGCTATCTACGACACGCCGCGCGAAGTCGCATTGACCGGCCCGGACGGCTCGGAATCACGCGCCATGCTTATGGAGCAGATCCAGGACATGGCGACTGGCCAGTGGGTGACGCTGAACGACATCAGCAAAGGTGCGTTTGAGGTCTATGTAGACGTCGGCCCGACATTCGCTAGCCAGAGGCAGCAGACCCGCGCGGAGCTGATGCAGATCATGCAGAGCACGCAAGATCCGCAATTGCTCAGCATCTTGCAAATGCAGTACCTGACGCTGCTTGATGGCCAGTCTATGGAGATCCTGCGCCGGTACGCACGCCGCAATCTGTTGCAGATGGGCATTGTCGAGCCGGAAACCCCGGAAGATATGCAGTACATGCAACAACTACAGCAACAATCGCAGCAGCCAGACCCGCAGCAAATGGCCGTTGCTCAAGCTTTGCAGGCTCAGGCAATCAAAGACCAGGCCCTTGGCGAGAAAGCGCAGGCCGACACCATCCGCGCACTGGCAGACGCAGAGCGCACACGCGCACAGACCGCCGAAACGCTGGTCAATGTTGACTCTAAGCAACTGGACAACGCTGAGCGCTTAGCCATGGCGCTGCGTGGTCGAATCATGGAGCAAAGGCAGGGTCTATTGGCTGGTGGGTTTCGATAGGTAAAAGCAATACATGAAGCCCCTAACCGGGGCTTCTTTTTGCTCGAATCAATAGCCCGCTGCTATCAATAGTCTTGACTCAATTAAGCATAGTGCTACTCTATCAACTGCCTACGCGGGCTTAAACGCGGCCGATTAACCGAACATGCCGGAGTACGCATGGCTGACGAAAGTGTAGTTACCCTGGAAGCATTGGAACGTGAAGCAGCAGAAGCGCTGAAAGCCGAGGAAGTGCCGCCCAGCACAGAGCCGGAAGAAACCGCACAGGGCGCGGAAGAAGAAGGCGAACAACCTGTTGAAACGACTTATGCAGGCGCTGAACAGGCAGAGCCAAGCAGCAAGAAGATGGTTGAGGTTCCACTTCACAAGCTCACAAAGCTGCGCGAACAGCGCCGCACAGAGCGCGATGAAAAGGAACGGCTACAGAAGCAGAACGAGGACCTGATTCGCCAGCTATCCCTTATGGGCAGCGGGCAGGCGCAGAATCAACCGGTAACGGTGCCAACGCTTGAGTCGTGCGACTACGATGAGAGCAAGTACCAAGCCGCGCTGACTCAGTACCAGAATCAAGCGCTTGAGCAGAAGTTGCAGGAGATTGAGCGCACACGGCTTGAAAAGCAGCACGCTCAGGTTATGCAGCAGCAGCTAGAGCAGTCCATCACCGAGCACTACAAGCGGGTCGAGTCCCTTGGCGTTAGCGCCGAAGACTTTATTCCGGCTGAAAAGACGCTTCGTGACACGTTCGGCGATGTGGCAGTCGATCAGCTTATTGACGCAATCGGTGAAGGTTCCGAGAAGGTCGTGTATCATCTCGGTCTGAACCAAGTAGAGCGCGACAAAGTTGCACAGCTTGTACAGCTTGACCCGTCCGGCCTAAAGGCTATGACCTACATCGGGCGACTTGCTGCAAAACTGGCAACCGAGCCAGCTCAAAAGAAAATCAGCCAAGCACCGGCGGCAGATCGGCCCGTGTCTGGCGGCAGTACGCCCAATACTGGTGGCGCTGTGCTAAAGCGGCTCAAGCAGCTTGACGGCATGGCAAACCGCGACCAGTTCAGGGATTACAAGCGCAAGCTTATTGCCGCTGGCCAGTCTGATTTACTCCGTCAAAACGGTTATATTTAATAGGAGCACCCAATCATGGGCCTTAGTACCTCTAAAGAAGTTCGCGTAATGTTCGATATGGTCACCGAGCAGTTTGAAGCTCAAGACCAGATGTCCAAATTGGTCGGTCATTACGACATGACCGGCGCAAACGCGCAAAACAGCAACAACGTTGAATGGCGTCAAGTTGAGCAGCAAGCACCCGTCCAGTCGGGCTGGGAGTTCTCTGACTCTGCATTTGGTGACGTGCTGGAACTGTCCTACCCGTCCGTGCTTGGCACGCCACGAAACGACCTCTTCAAGCTGCGCGCTGATGACTTCCGCGACCGTAAGTTCATGGATCGTCGCGCCGCTGCTGCCGCTCAGCGCCTGAGTGCTGATCAGAACGCCCGTATCGCTGGCCTTGTTTCCAACACTGGCTCTTTGTTCTACCGCACCACCACTGCCGGCTATGACTTCATCAAGACCGCCGACACCATCCTCCGTGAGCGTCAAGCCTACGTTGGCGCGGGTCAATCGTTCTTTGTGAACGACCGCGATGCTCAGCGCGTTTCCGCTGACCTGGCAGGCCGTCAGACCCTGACCAAAATCGCAGAGGATGCGTACACTAAAGGCTTGATGTTCAAGAACACCGCAGGCTTTGACATCTACGAGTCGTCCTATTTGGGCAGCTTGGCAGGTGGCGCGCTGGCTGGTGTGACCGTTACCTCGACAGTGTCTCAGGCTCCGATTGCCAACTTCGTTTCCGCTGGTATCACCCTGCCTGTTGACTATCGTATCTCGAACGACATCGCACTGACCGGCACCATTACCGGCTTGGCAGTGGGCGACCGCATCAGCTTCAGCGGCGTGAACGCTGTTGGCCTGCAAGACAAGACCGACACCGGCACCCTGATGACCTTCACCGTGGTTGAGAAGTCCGGTGCAAACATCAAGGTTTACCCGCGCCCAATCGCGGTGAACGATCCAGCGCTGACCCCATCTCAGGCCGCTTACGCCAACATCAACACCCAGATTGCAGCGGGCGCAACCGTAACCAAGCTCAACAGTGACGCCATTGCACGTAACAACGTGTTCTGGGCTAACGACTCGGTTGAGATCGTAGACGGCGACATCCCGTTCGAGCTGCTGGGTCAACTCGATGGCATGGAAGTCATGAGCTCTACCCTGTCCAGCGGCACCAAGCTCTATATTGCCTACCAAGGCCGTATTGATGACTTGACCCTCCGCTGCCGTCTGTTCACTTGGAACGATGTGGTGAACATCGATCCAAGCCGCAACGGCGTGGCGATTCTGGCCTAACTGATTGGGGGCTTCGGCCCCCTTTCACTACCGAGGTTATGTATGGGCATTCGCTGTTACTACCGCAAAGGCGGTAAAGAATTTGTCGCTGGCGTCATCTGTGAGACTAAGGTCGCGGACGAGAGCGAAGAGCAGGCACTGTTGGCTGATGGCTGGGTGCGCTCAATTGAAGAGTTGGACGATGACGGCGACACGCCGGATGAAGCACTGAAACTGTTGCGCGAAACCGCGAAAGAACGCGGCATTAAGGGCTGGCAGCGTATGGGTGAACCCAAGCTGCGCGAAGTGTTGGGGCTGAATGATGGCAACGACGAAGAGTGACATTGTAGCGAGCGCGCTTAACAAGCTGGCAGTGACCGGGTTTGATTACGAGATCGACCCGGAAGAGCTGAAAGCCGGAGTTGTTGCGCTCGAATACATGATGGCCGACTGGGACGCGCGCGGGATCAAGATTGGTTATGCGTTCGCGCCTGACCCTGAGACTGCAAACATCTCAGACCCGGTTGGGCTGCCGGACATTGCCTATCGTGCCGTGACGTATCACCTCGCAATTGACATGGCTGACACATACGGTAAGCAAGTGACGCAATCTGTCATGGCTGGCGCTACAAGCGCTATGACCTCCCTGCTGTCTGCCGTGCAATTCCTGCCGACTGTGCAGTACCCGAACCGTATGCCGCGTGGTAGTGGTAACACGCTGCGTAACAATCGCTGGATGCGCTACTACCGTCAAACCGACACATTGAACGCTGACAACGCGGGGCCAATTGACACCAACGGGCAAGGATATTTGCAGCCATGACCACTATCCAAAACCTTCCATCAACTGACGTGCTGAATGCTGGCGACCAGTTCGCAGTGGTCAGCAACAATGGCCGAACCAAGCAGATTGCCGCGTATGACATGGCGACGTATTTCAACGCCATCATCACCGGCGCTTCCCTCAACCTCAATCAGACAACCA